AAGTACGTCACTAACCACGTGACTTCTTTCAGCGAACCAATGTGCTATGTCGTGCACTTCCTGGGCCGGGTCTACGTCCTGATATAAAGCGCTGCACTTCCGAATGGCTGAGTTTTCCACGCCCGTCCGCAGCGGCAGCGCCACGGAGGGTGATCCCCGCGTCCCGAGGGCGGGTGCCGGAGGTGAGTTTACACACCGCAGTCAAGGGGCAATTCGGGCTCGGGACTGGCCGGGCTATGGGCAAGGCTCTTAAAAAGCCATGTTTCTCGGTAAATTATACAGAAAGAAGAGGCCACTGCCACTGTCCCGCTTGCCAGCTTCAAAGAAAAAACCACCTGCTATGAGTGACTGGATCCCACCTGCCCAAAATGTTGCCGATAGAGAGAGCGATTGGTTCCGAGCCGTTTACTGCTCTCATAAATGTTTTTGCGGTTGTGGCGATCCTGTTAGGCATCTCGCTAGTATTTCTGCTGCTGTGGGCTACCAACCTCCGCCGGGGTCCCGCCAGGCCCCAGGGTCTTCGGGTACACCGCCGCTGATCAGAGGCCTGAGAGCGCTCCCGGCAGCCCCCAGCGGTTCTAGCAACCAACAATGTGGTGGAACCGCTGGAAGAGGTACCGGTGGAGACCGCTCAGAAGGTGGAGAACCTACCGCCGCCGAAGACCCCTACGATGGAGACGCAGAGGAGCTGCTCGCCGCCCTAGAAGACGTAGAGTAAGGAGATGGCGACGAAGGAGGAGGGCGTGGGGCAGGAGACGGTACATAAGGCGCCGCAGACTTAGGAGGAGAAGGAAAAAGATACCTATAACTCAGTGGAACCCCTCCGTGGTCAGAAAATGCGTGGTAACCGGATACATACCCCTCCTAATCTGTGGAACGGGTACCACCGGCACCACATACAAAAACTATGGCAGCCACGCGGCTGACTACAAAAAATATGACCCCTTCGGAGGTGGCTACAGCACCATGCAATTCACCTTAGAGACTCTCTTTGACGAGTGGGTAAAACACAGATGTACCTGGAGTAGATCGAACAAAGATTTAGAACTAGTAAGGTATCTGGGGGGCAGCTTTACCCTATACAGACATCCAAAATGTGACTTTATATTCAGATACAACAGAAAACCCCCCTTTAAGGACACTCAAATAACAGGCCCTAGTCTACATCCTGGCATCCTCATGACCAGAAGAAAAAAGAAAATAATTAAAAGCTTCCTCACTAGACCCAGGGGCAGAGCCACAAAAAGAGTTAGATTCAAGCCCCCCACTCTGTATACAGACAAATGGTACTTCCAAAAAGATATCTGCAACCTGCCGCTCGTTAACATTGCAGCATCTGCGTGCAGCTTGCGGTTTCCGTTCTGCTCACCACAAACTGACAACACTTGTGTAAACTTCCAGGTGTTGAGCAAACGTTTCAACACTATGCTAAGTATCTCCCCAGACTACCCAAAGAAAAACTATGACAGTTTTGTTAAAACCTACCTTAAAAATGCACAAGAGCACTGGAATCAAAACAAAAAGGGCACATTAGATAATTACAATGACCCAAACAGACTACTAACAGTATTTAACACATTTAAAACTGAAGAACACTTATACGACCCATCAGCCAAAGAGACTAAAAACACAACAAATACAGACGCCGCCGGAAACAAATACAATACAGTAACAAGTTTATGGGGAGACTACATTTATAAAGAGACAGTAGTAGACAATTTCATTAATAATGCCAAAAACTATTTTGAGTCTAGAAAAGGAAACATAGTAATGAGCAATGAATATCTAAACCACAAAACAGGACTCTATAGTCCTATATTCTTATCAAACAGTAGACTATCCCCAGACTTCCCAGGATTCTACATAGATGTCCTGTATAACCCAGCTAATGACAAAGGAATAGGCAACAAAATCTGGATGGACTGGTGCACAAAAAATGACAGTACCTGGAGAGACACACCTCAAAAACTACCAGTAGTAGACATTCCCTTATGGGCCGCCCTGCTAGGCTACAGTGACTACTGCACCAAATACTTTAATGACAAGGGACTAATAAAAGAAGCCAGACTGACTATAATATGTCCCTACACCCAGCCACCACTCACAGACCCTGAAAACGTGGACATGGGCTTCATACCCTATGACTTTAACTTTGGAAATGGAGTAATGCCAGACGGAACCCCCTACATACCTATAGAGTGCAGAATGAAATGGTACCCCTGTATGTTCCACCAACAAAACTTTATGAACTCAATAGTCAGCTGTGGACCATTTGCATATCAGGGAGACGAGAAATCTGTAGTACTAACTGCAAAATATAAATTTAATTTTCTATTTGGTGGTAACCCAACTCCTGAACAGACGATTAAGGACCCCTGTCAACAACCCACCTTCGAAATGCCCGGTTCCAGTGGATTGCCTCGCGACGTACAAATCGAGGACCCGCAACTCCTCCACGAGGGATACTACTTCAGAGCCTGGGATCTCAGACGTGGTCTCTATGGCGAGAAAGCTATCAAAAGAATGCGAGAACAACCGATCCCTCCTGAATTTTTTGCAGGACCTCCAAAAAAGAGCAGATTCGAGGTACCCGCAAATGTCGCAGACGACTACAGTTCAAAGGAGCAAAAATGGCATCCGTGGCCCGACTCACCGGGAGCGGAAGCCCAGAGCTCCGACGAGGAAGAAAAAGAGGTCCAGACGCCGATCCTCCAGCACCAGCTCCGAGAGCACCTCCGAGAGCAGAAAGTCCTCAAGTCCCAGATCAAATTCGTCATCAAGCAGCTCATGAAAACACAAAGTCACCTCCACGTACCATACTACCCCTAGTGGGTCCTAGAGCCTACCTGTTCCCAAAACGCTTGCCACAAGTGTGGACTAAGCAAGACTGGGAAACAGAATATCAAACATGCGCCGCTTTAGACAGACCCGCGCGCACAAACCTAAGCAGCCCCCCGTTTTATCCCTGGTTGCCCAGGGCACCTCAAAGCTTCAAAGTCAGCTTTAAACTAGGCTTTCAGCCCTAAATAAAATGCAAGGCCGTGGGAGTTTCACTTGTCGGTGTCTGCTTATTAAGGTCACTAAGCACTCCGAGCGAAGCGAGGAGTGCGACCCCCTGCCCTGGACCCACTTCTTCGGAGCCGCGCGCTACGCCTTCGGCTGCGCGCGGCACCTCAGACCCCCGCTCGTGCTGACACGCTCGCGCGTGTCAGACCACTTCGGGCTCGCGGGGGTCGGGAAATTTGCTAAACAGACTCCAAGTTGCCATTGGACACAGGAGCTGTGAATCAGTAACGAAAGTGAGTGGGGCCAGACTTCGCCATAAGGCCTTTATCTTCTTGCCATTGGTCAGTGTACGGGGTCGCCATAGGCTTCGGCCGCAGTTTTAGGCCTTCCGGACTACCAAAATGGCCGTTCCAGTGACGTCACGGCGGCCATTTTGAGTAAGGCGGGGCAAGGCCGACACTATACAAAATGGCGGTGTCAGTCTTCCGCTTTACACGAAATGGTGGTCAATTTCTTCCGGGTCAAAGGTCATGCCTACGTCATAAGTCACGTGGGGACGGCTGCTGTAAACACGGAAGTAGCTGACCCGCGTGACTTGTCACGTGAGCACACGTCACGGCGGCCATTTTGTATCACAAAATGGCGGACTTCCTTCCTCTTTTTTAAAATTAACGTACCTGCGGCGGCGCGCGCGCTTCGCGCGCGCGCCGGGGGGCTCCGCCCCCCCCCGCGCATGCGCGGGGCCCCCCCCCCGCGGGGGGCTCCGCCCCCCGGCCCCCCCCCG